TGCGTTTGTCTAGTACCCAGCAAAGCGCCTTAGCGTTCTTTCCTAGTCCTAAACCTTTTTCGAATACTTCTTCGAACGAACGGCCAGTTAGTAGGTTCAACTGTTCGATTTCGTCCATGGTAAGAATGTCTACTACGGTTGTGCTTGCTGCCACTTGTTACTCCTCTGTGCCTGTGGTTGAGTGCTTCGCTATAAGTTTATCTATCTGCGCGTAGTAGTTGTTGAACACTTCGGTGCGTGTAACGCCTAAAGCCTTAGCGAAGAAAGGATTAGGGCGAATGTGTCGCTTGAACCAACCCCAATGGATCGGGTTGGCGTATGGGACTTTTCCGCTGTTACCTGCGGAGATAGAAACCTTATTGAGTGCCTTAGAGACTCGGATTGTGTCCCTTAGTGTGCCAGTGCGAACCGGTACCAAAGACCGGGCTTCGGCGGCTACAAGTTCTCCAGCTGCGGTTCCTGCGGCTTTGATTTCCGCGTCGGGAACCCCGATTGCTTGAAGTGCTTTGATACCTGCCTTATAGCCCTTTACCTTGATACCGGACGCGTTGGACATGTTTAGGCGGTTGCGTCGATTTCCACGCCGTAGTAGATGTGTGACGCAGGGTTGTGGACTGCGTTGTCTACGGTTAGTTCAACAGAGAACTTGACGGTCTCGTTTGAAGTTAGCGAAAGTGGTGGCAACTGGTCGAACACGACGGTGCCCTTGTAGTGTGGCTGGTCTGCCGACGGTGAAGCGTTACCGTTAGGCGCGATAGTAAACGCAACCTTGGTGCCGAAGTTAGCCCAGAGAACCTGATAAAGCGAAGTGTCGTCGCCAGAGGTAATGCCCTCTAGAGTCAACTTCCACTCGCCGCCGACGCGGTATTCGCAGAATGTCTGAACGTCGCCCGGTGCGTCGTCTAGGGTCAGTTCAACCATGGTAGCGTCGCACGCGTAGTCGGTCGTTCCGATTTTGAATAGGATGTTTTGCGCCTTGACGCGAGTTGAAGCGGCCATTTCGACTGCCCTTTCTTAGATTGTTATTTCGAGTTCTAGCGGTACGTTGATCGCTAGGTACTCGGCGTTATTGGTTTGTAAGTTGTAAGGTGCGCCAGTCGGCAACATACGAGCGTAGGCCGGGAGCGCGTTCACAACGTCTGCGAGTAGTTCGTCTAGTTTTTCCGTCGACTGCTTGTTAGTGGCCGTAGCTGCTATCAAGACTAGTTCGACGTTTAGGTAGTACTCGTTAGACAAGTCTGAGACTGCTAGGTACGGGGTGCGGGCGTTGATGATAACGATAGGCGGGGTGATACGTTCCGGAACATAGTCCGATACTTTAAGCCCTGCCGCTTCTAGGTCGAGTTTGAGTTCGACCTTTGAAAGCGTAATCTCGTTAGTCATTAGACGGCCGCTCCGACGTAACGCAACAGTAGCGGGTAGACGGCGTTCAGCGGGTCTTTAGCCACTCGGACGGGGTTGCCGTCGAATGACGCGAACTGTGCGACGCCGTTAGGTGCGCTGCGACGATGGAAGAGTTCCGACGACGTGATAAGTGTCGCCTGATCCTTGACGCTTGCCGGAACGGTTGTAACCGTTCCAATAAACGCTTCGACCAAAGCAAGCCCGGCGGTGAGACATTCCTGTGGGAACTCGGTCTCGTCGGTGCCGACGTATGCTTGGAACTCTGCCAACGTAACAGACATGATTCGTCTACTAAGCGGTGATGTCTAGTTTGACGATTGCCGAAGCGAATGGCACGGTGATTGCCGCGTAACCGTAAACCGAGATTGAGTCGGTCAAGGTGGTTACGTCGCCGTCGGTTAGACGTACTGGAGCGCCCGGTGCCTCTAGAACGCGTAGTGCGTTGCTGTTGGCTAGGTAAGCAAGTCCGGTGCCTAGTGACGGGTCAACAACAACTGGGATTCCCCAGATTGAACCGGTTAGGTCGTTACGTGCGGTTCCAATGGTGTTTGAACCGTCGCGGTTGATGTCGACGATTGGGCGACCTGCTGAGTCCGCGATCTTCATGAAGTACTTGTACGAGTCCGCTGAGCAAAGGATGAACTCTGCGTTTAGACCTGAGTTCGACTTGATGTACTTGATTCCGTCGATTAGACCCTCGATGACCGAAGCAGCGGTTCCGCCGTCTAGGTCCATGGTCTTACCGGTGAAGTCAAGAGCGGCGATTGCTGCCTTGGCTGCGGTGTTGGTTGCGCCCGCGTAAGCGATTGCTAGAGCCTGGAACGCGGTGTCAAGGTAGTTCACGCTTGAACGCTCGATGGTCTGGCGTGACATGGTGGTGTAGCCACCGTAGGTCTTGACGGTTGCTGAGACGCTGTCGATTGAAAGGTTGCCGAATGACAACGCTTCGTTCTCTGGGTCCTGCTCGCCAACGGCAATGGTGTTAGCCGAAACGGTTGCGTACTCTACGGTCATGCCCGCAGCTGGTAGAGCGGTGCTTGACCAGACGTTCCATGATGGACGGTTAGCAGCGATTAGGTTGTTGATGAAGCCGATGAAGCCCGGAGCCGCGTAGGTGTCGGCTGAGGTTGAAGCGGCACGCGCTAGAACCTTTGCGTCTTCTTCGCCAGCAACGAGAGCCTTAGCAAACTCGCCCTGTGAGCGGAACGCTGGTACGGCTGGGGTTACGGTCTGAACGGTCTTTACTGCCTCTAGGTCACGGCGCAATTCTGCGACCTCGTCTAGTGCGGTGCGAACGTCCAGTTCAATGTTTTCTGACATTAGTGAACTTTCTTTTTCTTGAGGTTCGCTCGGTTCGTCGATGATTTCGACTTCGTTGCGTACTTCGCTTATTGTTGCGCCTGTAAAGGCAGGGAACGCGACCACGGAGACCTCTTTCAGAGATACCTTGGTGCGAATAACCGTTGAGTTGTTATCTTCCCAACGATCTTCAACCGGGATAAACCCGACTGAAAACTTGTTTAGAACTCCGTCACGCATAAGCGTTAGTACTTCTTCGCCTCGTGGCGTCTGTGAGATTTTGGCGGTAATCTCGTACCCGCCGTCGGTGTCGCGACCTGCGATGACCTTGCCGATTGGTTCCTCGTGTGCGTAGAACAACTTCACGTCGTCAACGTTGTCGATTGCTCCGGCTTCGAAGCGTTCCTTATACTGGCCGCCGATGTTGGCTTCCTGTCCGTATGGAACGGCTAGTCCGGTGATTGTGCGTTCTTCGGTGTCCGCTAGGCGAGCCTCGAACGACCGGGTTTCGATTTCTGACATTAAAGTCCTTCCTTAGTTCTTACTTCTTCGGTCGATAGCCAACCGCCGTCGACGCCGACCTTGTAGTAACCGTATCGTTCGGCAATGTCTGCCTTGAACAATGACTCGAAGTTGAAGTCGACACGGGTTCCGCGCGGTAGGCAGTTGCTTAGTGCGTCCGAGATTGCGTCGGTATAGCCGGTGAGGGTGTGGCGGTAGAAAGTTTGGTTCTCGTCCGACAAGTTGGTGTAAGTGTCTGAGCCTCCCGGGGTGGAGGTCAAGAGCAGACGAGCAGGGATACCCATTAGACGGGCAACTGCCTGAACGGCCTGAGTCTGCACGTCGGTGAAGAGTGCGTCCTTTGGTGACAACTGAACAACTTCGTAAGAGTCGCCCGAGCCCAGAACGGCGGTCTGCTTGTTCTGTTGCTTGTTGTGCCACGCTGCGGTCATTTCGGCGGCTTCCGCTGCGGTAATGATTCGGTTGGACTTTAGGATTCCGGTTGGAACTCCAGCCGACGAGAACCAGTTCGCTGCGTAATCGCGTAGATCAAGAGCAGCTGCGATGTCTTTGTAACACGCTGCGATAGGTGAGAGCCCGCGCAGGTCTCCAACCTTTGAGAACAAGCGCAGGTGTTCGACGCGTCCGGTGATGTTTGCCCCGGCATAGTCGTAAACCTTAGCGGTCTTGGCTTCGTTCCAAGTTACTGAGACCGATGAGGCTGGCAAGATAGTTAGGTTGTTGACGTTGCCTCGGCTGTCGAACTCCTTGTACCAGAACGCGTTGCCGTCGGTTGCTAGTGAGACGACGGTCTGGAAGAAAAAGTCGCGACGGCTGTCGTATAGTGACGGCTTGTTGACGAGTAGCGGGTTTTCGATTTTGAGGTCGCCGACGCCTGACGCGTAACGGTAAGTCTCGACGGTCATCTTCGAAATTGGGGTCGCGATGATTTGACAAGCGCGGTAAACGGCTGTCAATGATAGGGCGGTGTCTGCGGTGACGACGGTCGCCGAGCGCGACGGAATAGTCGGTTGCGCTGCTCGCTTTTCGGTCTTGCCGGTTATGCGTGTCCATAGTGAAGCCATACACCTAGCATACTAACAACTTTTTTTAGAACACTTGTACGCCGGCGTGTTGCGAACGACTTGAAACATACAACGCCATAACCGTCGCCATGAGTGCGTCTATCTCTCCGCGTGATTCTTTGCGCGAGATTAGCCAAGTTTCGCCCGTGTACTTGGTGACGCCGTTGCCCATTTGGGCGACTAGTAGCGGGTCGTTGTTGTGCTTTACGAGTCCCTGAGAGAACAGAGCGTACACGGCTGAGTGAGCAGCTGAGACTTCTTTGCCCCATAGTTGCCAGACCGGGAGCGCGGCTTGTTTGAGTCTTTTGCCTAGGTTGCTGAGAACTTTGTCGTCTAGGGTGATTGCCCGGGCTCCGTATTGGATCGCGAGACGTTTCAGTTCTTCGTAGAGTAGGTCCTCGGTTGGGTTGTTGTATGACGCGACTAGTTCGGTCTCTTGTACTTCGCCGTTTGTGTTGGCGATTGCGATTACGGCAGACGTCCAGTTCGGTGCTATGTCGACGGCAAAGACCGCGCCGTTTAGATTGGTGACGCCCGACCCGGTACAGGCACGGAACAGGTTGTTCGGTAGCCAAGACGATGACGTGCCGGTAATGAATTGGTTGAGGGTGTACCGGCGGACTTCGTGTTCGGGCTGGGTTTGAATGTCCGAGAGCACTAGGTCAATGTCGACACGTCCGCACGCAACGGCGGGGTTAGCGGCCATAATTGCCGACGGGTCGCTGATAGGTGCGTTCGCGGGTGCTTCCCAGATAAACGCCCCGAAACGTTCTAGAGATGGGTCGCCCGCTATAGCCTTTTCGGCGGTCTTGTAAAGGTTGATTAGCGTCGTCGAGTCTTGGTCGCCGGCTGTTGTAATCATGATTACGGTCGCGTCCTTTTGAGCCATAGCGCCCTTAGTAGCTGCGGTCCAGATACCCGCTTTGGCTAGGTGTCCCTCGTCAAGAATCACACGTTTCACCGGCTTACCCTGAAGTGCCGCTTCTTTAGCCGGGCTAACTTTGTAAGTACCCGTTCCGTCTGCCTTGGCGATACCTCGGGTTTCGGTTGTGCGCTTGAACCGTTTCTTTAACCAACCGTTGACGTCGATGACGTGCTTTACACGGTTGTAGATAATCGTGGCCTGATCGAGAGATGAAGCGATAGACAACACGTCGCCAAGGTGGAAGGTCATTGCGTCGAGTGCCAAGCCTCCACCGATTACCGACTTTCCGTTTTGGCGTCCCATTGAGCAGACGATTTGACGGTAACGAAGTTGCCCCGGGTATTTCGGGTGGTCGGCTGGGTAACGTTCCAACATTCGGCGGAGTAGCCATCTCTGCCACTCGTCCAACTCGATTGGCTTATCGGTCTCCGGCGTAACCCAACAAAGACTCATCAGTTCAATGAGCCTATCCCCGTCCGTTTCGAAGTTCTCAGATAGGGGTTGGGTGTAGCGTGCCGGAAGTTGAAGCATTAGCGGGTCAACATCTCCGCGAGTGGGTCGTGTTCAACAACGGCACCCTTGAGCGAGCGTTGGAGTTCCAGAACGGTCTTGCGAAGTTCCGCAGCTGTAGACGTATTGCCCGACTCGTCAAAAGACTCCGCGAGTTTGATGGCCAGCCCGGCAAGCACCATCTGTTCGAAGTTGGAGAAGTTCGGCAACATGAACATTCACCAGATCAACGAGTTTCTGGAGGGCTTCATCGCCGACCCAAA